AAAGACCATTCAGCTGAGATCGGCGTGGCGTGTCGTTCCTCACAGAGAGCGAAAAGACCCCCGCCAGCCGAAGCCGATGGGGGTCTTTTCTATTTTGCTGGCGAGCCAGGGCGAGGGTCAGCTCCAGCCAGCAAAAGCGCGTTGAATGCCCTTCAGAAGCCTTCTGAGGGGTTTATGGCATCAAGTAAGGATGGAATTGAGTCGTTCTATGTCAAAAGCAAATGAGTCTCGCATATAGGCATCGAATGCCGATTTTGCCGATTCCATCTCGCCTGGAGCATAGATTTCTCGATAAAGATCATCATGGGGTGCTTTGCCATTGAGGTGATGCCAGTGTTCCATCATTACTTCAGGAAAGTAATTCAAGGCTCCTAGTTCGGTTCCAAGAGCTTTCCAAAAATTATCGGCAAATAAATGTTTGAGAACAGGTGGAGCCCAATATCCAAGACCTTTGACGATGTTGGATGAAATCATCACCTTGGTTGGCAAGTTTTCGCCTTGCATTGTGTCGTTGCCGTAGGAAACTCCAAATCCATGTTCTTTGATAGGAGCTGCAAGTAGGCAATCCCAATTTTCAGTTGTCACCATGCAATCATCATCAATTCCTGTGATGGTCTCATAAGAGTCCCAGTATTTGTGAACAACATGATTTGCTTTGGCGATGTCCCAATAATCGGCGGGAGCAACTTCGCGCATTACACCTTCGATTTCAGGATATAAATCAACCTGATCTTCATTGATAATGATGAGGAAATCAGAATCTTTGCTGACAATTTTGAGTTGTTCAAAAGCCCGCACTGCGTTGTGAGGTCTGTTTCGAGTCGGAATCATGACAAGATTTCTCATTTGATTTCCCCCGCGATTGCTAGATAAGCAGCGCCATCTACGAATGAGTCTTCAAGCGGGTTGTAAGCCAGCCGAGCCAGTTTCAACCCTGCCATGCAGAGAGCCACCTGATATGGCTCAATCTCTTGATGCAGGATTACCGACCAAATCTTTGCAATTCTTTGATGATTCTCGAAGGTGTCTCCGTTTTGCTCATTGCGATCACCCATCGTCAAATCAATTGCTCTTTGTAGAATTTCCTCGCGATTCATGCAACTTCTCCATCTCTTCAACTGGCTTCAGCGCAGATGGGTGCAATTGGTAATTCCTGACTTCTCTGCCAGGATCTCCAGTCATAATTGGTGACATTCCCTCGAAGATGTCAACCTCGCACCAACCCCTGAAAACAACTTTTGGTGTATCGGAATCTACCTCATCGACTGAGAGCCAGAAGATAAAGTCTGCTTTCCGTTTGATGGAAGCATACTGCGAAACCGAGACACATCGACCCCATTGCTCCCAATATCTCTCACTCCAAGTCTTGACCTCGATGCGCCCAACATTGGTTGTGATATCAGCTTCTTTGTCTTTGTTAGGATCAGAGAAGGCTGCCTCTGGCTCGAATCCGTTATCTCGAAGCCAGATGAAAGCAGCAAATTCGCCGAGATGACCGACAAGGTGGCTGTTAGCAGTGTTCCTGTAATGTCCAGGATTGTTGCGATAGCGCTCGAAGGTCTTCTCGGCGAGGATTGTTGCAATTTCTTTTGTTTCAGGGTTGAGGGTCAAGCCCTGAATGTTCAATTCCTAATCCTTGAAAGTTGGTTTTCCAAAACCAACAATGAAGACTGGCAGCGATGGCTTCAAGTTGCCACGATTTTTCTTATTGTAAGCGCGAACCTTCTGGCAGACTTCGCCGCCATTGCGCTGATCACCTTTTTTGTCTGGGCTAGTGTTTCCCTCAATAGTTGTGACAGTTCCATCGCCATTGTTCTTGATGACAATTCCGACATGAGAGATGCGGTCAACGCCGTCTCCTGGGAAGTCAAAGAACACGAGATCGCCGACTTCTGGAGTTGCAGCTTCTGCATCCTGCCAAGCCTTTGCCTTCTGCAACGCTGTTGCTCCTGCAAGTGTTGAAGTGCAGTCAGGAATCTTGACTCCTACGCCCTTGAAAATCCAGTTGACGAACGCTCCGCACCAAGGCTGGTCAGCCTTTTGATATTTGGTGTGGTTGTCACCTGTCTCGATATAGCCAAGCTCTTCACGAGCTGCCATAGCGATTTGATTGCGTTGACTCACTTCTTCTCCCCTTCAGCCTTTGTTGCCTTGTTGAATGCCTGGTTGATTTCAATGCCAGTGAGTTTGCCATCTGCCACATAGTAGCGAGAAAGTTCAGCAATGACATCCATCGTTGCAAGAAGACCAGCAACTGATGCTGCCTTCCACGCATCAATTCCGAAGATTGATGCAGCGCCAATTGTACCCAATGCACCTATCACAAAGACTGCAAGGATGCGAAGTGTTATGTCCCGAATTGTTTTCATTTCTCTTCTTCTTTCTTGAGGGTTTGACGAGTTGCATCGATAATGATTGCAATCAAAATTGCATAGGTAACAATCTGGCGAGCGCTACCTGTTAGGCAGACCCAAGCCACGAACATTCCGAGCAAGGTGTAGGTCTGATCGAGGATTGCGGCGATGAACTTCTTTATCAAGGTTTTCTCCTATATCCAGCAGCGATTGATGTCGCTGATTGAGTGGCGATTCCCCCTGCGATTACTGATGCGATGATTGTCTTCTGTGCTGTTGCGCGAGTTTCGGCTGTCATATCCGCACCAATATTTGCAAAGGCTTTCAAAGCCTGTGCTGGATTGGTAAAGATTGCTGAGATGAGTTGAGTTGGGTCATCAAAGAGCTGAAGCGCCACGATGACTTCTGCCGTCAAAACAACGCCGTTGTCTAGTTTCACAAGTTGTTGAGGATCAAGAGAGGCAAGGTCAACTGAGCCAATTGCTATTGGAGTTTCCAAGGCTGGCTCAGGTGCTGGAGCAGGTGCAGGTGCTGGCTCTGGAGCAGGTGCAGGTTCAGGCTCTGGGACAGGCTCTGGCTCTGGTGCAACTTCTGGGACAGGCTCTGGCTCTGGAGCAGGTTCTGGTGCAATCTCTGGTTTTGGTGCTGGCTCAGGTGCAGCTTCAGGTGCTGGCTCAGGTGCAGGTTCTGGTTCAGGTGCGGGTTCTGGTGCAACTTCTGGAGCAGGTGCAGGTTCTGGAGCAGGTGCAGGTGCTGGCTCTGGTTGAGCAACTGGTGGAACAGGCGCAGGTTCTACAACTGCTGTCTCTGTTTCAATTGTTGCAGTTTCTGTTTCAACTACTGTGTTTGTTTCAATTGTTGCTGTTGAAGTCTCGACTGTTGTTGAAGTTTCAACTGTTGCTGTGGATCCATCGACAGGTGAAGTTGTCGTTGTCGCTGTCTCTGCTTCAGGGCTTGGTTCAGGGCTTGGTTCAGGGCTTGGTTCAGGCTCTGGTGCAACTATTGGCTGTGATGGAATTCCATTGAAATAACCCAAAGCAGGGTCGGTCAAATTGTCTTTCACATAAGAATGAAATTCTCCCGCATATCCACCTTCGCAAAAAAGGCGCGGAATGTAGCCCTTGTCTTCAAAGAAGCCATTGGTGTTATCCCAACCAATATAAAAATCTCTTGAAACACCATCTGCTGAACCACAGGTAACAATCGACATTGTGACATCTGCTTGCGCTGAATATGGCGTTGAAAAGAAGATGATGCCAAGAATGATTGCAATACGAGCAACCTTGTTCAAAGGATTCCTGCTATCTCCCTGGCACTGTTGATTCCTTACTTCTTGACTGAGGTTTTGCGAACTGGCAACTGAGCCTTCATTACTTCAACATCAATCTTGATAGATTGCTGATTTTCCAGCAATTCCTCAACCTTATTGATCAAGCCAGTCTTTCCATCATTGTAAAGCGCATATTCAATGCGACCAAGTTTCTCTTCAATGGATTCTGTGTGAGTCTTGATTGCGTGTTTGGCAACAATCCCCACCCCTGCAAGGATTGCTGCTGCTACAAAGAAATAAGAATAAACAATAGTTGCGACATCTGAACTCATTTGGTCAGAACCAAGACTTTCACAATCGTTGTGCCAGATGATGTGCAAGCATAGATTGCTGATTCGTGAGTTGAGAGAGTCAACTTGTCACCTGTGTCCATTTGATACCCTGTTGATGGAGTGACATCAGATCCACCAAGAAAGCAAGTTCCTGATGAGCTGTGAAGATACACATTTGTCGCGCCGTTACCCATAAAGACTTGACTTGGGGTTGTTGTGATTGTGTAGTTTGCAGATGTGACTG